TCATCATCGTGGAGATCAATCTCTTCCATATCTACAAATGCAGTGAGTTTGCCAAACAACATGTCAATAAACTCGTGATCTTCTTTAGAAAACATTGGTCCAGCGGGTGTGTTGTGCTTTGGTGATTTGTCCTGCATGTAACATGTTATCACACACATTACAGAAGACTTGGAACTTTTCTGTCTTGGTGAGAGCACTGCCAGTGCAGCAGTCCTTAATAACCTTGAGAACTTGTGCTTTGGAAGTAATCATGATCAATACTCCTCGTCAGTGATACCGTATTCGATGTAGGTGCTGTCAGGGAACAATCCCATCTCTTCACATCGTACTTCATAGGCAATACGCTTCAGGGTGCCGATGTCGTAACTTTCAATACTCTTGAGGATGCAGCGGCGAAGTTGCTTGTCTTGAGTGGTGTCAGTGATCATCGTGTCTCTCGATTACTTTGTAATTCTACCAGCACTCGGTAGGGTCAGGAAGGTTAGGCAGACAGTTCGCCAAGTGGTTGTAGATGGCACTGTCATCAACACCATGCTGGATAGCATGGACTTTGGTGATGCCAAGTTGCGATCCCATCATCACATCCATCAGGAATCGGATCTGAGAGGGCGTCAGGGGTACGTTGGTGGTCTCCATAGGTTAGAACAGTGAAGGGGCGTTAGAGGCGCTCCTAGACGCCTCTCAGCAGGCGAGAGGAGTGTAGTCAGAACCTTGGTATGCTTCAGTGTTGAAGTCAGTGACCTCAGCACCGTTGGCGAGATAGTTACGGATGTCGTAGAGAGCGTCAGACTTGACACGGGTGCTGAAGGAAGTCATCTCCTGAGAGATCTCTTCAGTGGGGTGCCAGATCACACGCTTGACGAAACGCTTGCCACCAGCGACAGGATAGAAGTCGATCTGGGTGGCAGAAGTTTGGAGTTGCATGGGTGTCTCTCGATTACTTTGTAATCATACATGCTCCAGGTGGTCCGTCACGGTAGGGTGTGCAGGTTCTTGAACTGGCACAGCAGCGCGGATTCTGTCCGCAGCAATCTGATAATACTCCGCATCGGACTCCATGCCGATGAAATGACGACCCAGTGTGACAGCAGCAACACCAGTAGAACCAGATCCCATACAGTTGTCCAGCACAGTGTCACCCTCATTAGAGTATGTTTTGATCAACCACTCCATCAGTGGCACAGGTTTCTGCGTGGGATGTACCTGTTGCTGAGCACTGAAGTCGCGTGAGATGTTGAGAATAGACTTAGGATAGCGTGTTCCCTTGTTCTCAAACTCTTTGCGTGGTTTCATACCATATCCATGGTCATTCTTACGTCCCACATATCCTTCAGGGTTCTTACTCTTGCGAGCATATGGTTCTCCTACCTCCATCTGTGGATTATATACTCCGCCTGGTTTCTTAGAGAACAACAATATGTTCTCATGTGTCTTCATTGGTCTATACTTTGCAAGACCAGGAGATCCACACTTATTCTTATTCCACACCAACTCATACTTGAACCAGTTAATCTTAGAACAGATCAACTGTGCAGAGAATGGTTGTGATCCAAACAGACACATCATACCCTTGGGTTTAATGATGCGACCATATTGTTCCCACATAGCATCATAATCCAATACTTCATCCCATTTGATGCTGGTGGTGCCGTAAGGGGGATCGCAGCAAATAAAATCGACTGATTCGTCTGGAATCTCACGCATGAGTTCCAGGCAGTCACCTAGTTGTAGATCAAAGGGCATCGAAACCGTCATGAGCACTAACTTTCTTGAGAACTGATTGCTTGTAGCATCCTACCAGAAAATCATACGCTTCGGTATGGGTACGCTGAACAGGAGCAGTATTATCTTTCCACTTGATCTGGAAAGGCAGGTTGTTACCGTTAGGAGTGAGTTTGTTGAGAGTCTTGAGAGATGTGAGATGTACCTCGTTGGTGACTTTGTTCAGGGAGAAGATATAATAGTCACGATTGTTATCGTTGCTGCTGTGATTCTTCAGAGCATCCTGAAACTTCTTCCAAGACTGAACATTGACCTTATCTTCAGGCAGGTCAGTCAAAGCATACAGAATCGCTGCTTTGGAAGAGAAATTATCTGCTGCACTACCATATTTGGAGGACTTGATGTTGAGAGGATAACCAAACACCTTGACATCCCACCAGTTACGCTCTACAGGTTTCTCTACATTCTCACTACCATACTTCTCAATCAGCAGGTCAATGATAGTATCTTCATCATCAATGCTATTCACACGACCATCGCCGTGCTTCTCACTAACAGAGATAGCAATGCTGTTGAGAAACTCAACAACTTCAACGAGTTTGATGGGGAACATGGTGCGTTGCTTTGATACTGATAGTATGGCATGAAAAAGGGGCACTGTCAAGCGCCCCAACCAGTTCATCAACTGTCACTAAAGATCGGAATGATGTCCGTCTTAACATGTTGCGTTTTGTTTATGTGCTGTTCCCACATTGCGGCGTCTTCCAAATTGTAAAAGATCGCTTCTTGGCGGGAAGTTTTCTTTTTCTTTGACTTCATCCAAACAACTGCGTACTTCATGATAATACTCGGGATAGACTACAAGATTAACATAGTGGCGACCCCACCGTGAGTTTGCACTCTTGGGAAGTGGGATATCCTTGAAGCAAATAGTAATATACCATTCACTTATGAAAGAAATATAACCTGTAACATGTTTGTATGATACAGGTTGGAGCAACTCAAAATCAATCGGTTTCATCAAACAATTTACGATCCTTATTCTCTGGTTTGGGGAGACGGAACATTTCTTTCAGATCATTCAACTCAGTCAATTGACGTTGGAGATTGTCAATCTGTGCTTGCAAAATCTGAAAGTTTGTGTCATTGTTGTTCTGTATCATCAGAACATTTTCCATTGCTTTCTTAAAATCTTCTTCAGTCATTGTAATTAGAGACGCTCAGGTAATTTATCATATTGCCATTTTTCGGCAAGTTCATCAGCAAAATCAACCTCACGGTGACCCATCATCAAAGATTTTAGCACAGTTGCTTTCTCCATGCCTTTTCTGTGATAATCTATCACATCTTGGATGCAAGATAGCATCTCTTCATATGCTCGTCTGCTCGATACTTTCTCATCTTGGAGGTAATCATCGATGCAATCTTGCATACGATCTTTGCGCTGTCTCTCATACTCTTTACTCCAGTAATCATCGGGAACTTGAATGTTAGGGCGTCCTTCAATAGTCATTGTGAAATTCCTGATTGCGTCGTTCGTCAAGGTATCGTAGTACATCTTCACGCCATTCCATCAGTTCATGATAACATGACTGATTGTGAGCACACTGGCGCAGTTCAGGATCTGGTTTGAGGACAGATTCATAGAATAGTCCCAGAGCATCTCTGCGTTTTTCGTGTTTCTCTGGCGTGTTCATGTTAGTTTAGCGTTGTGCAGTATATTTTAGATTGTTTTGTGTGGATTTCTGTATAATCACACACTATCTTAATATTGTTCCCCATCTCGTGCTTTGGCAGGACTGTGAGCGAGATCAACAAATGCCATCGCTAATTCAGAGAAATCATTGGGAACAACAACAGCAAACAAACCCGCTGCTGCTACACATAAGCAAGTCGTCCAGAAATGCCTCATAATAACTGGGAGATCAGTACCTCACAATCATACAGCAGTTTGACCCCATCCGTCGTTCTCAGGGACAGTATCATCATCGTCCACTCGATCAACGGATGCAATGTCACAAACTGGCACTTCATGCTCACCACCAATGATATACCATGGCATAATTTGACCATGATATTCTGGATGTGCTTGATAATCCTCAGGATAAACACGCTCACCCACATACTTTATTTCGCTTTCGGGAATATTGTGATCGCGTAACATTGCTTGTAGCTGCAAGTGCATCAACTCTGGTTGCGTTGGAACTTTCATTGTTTCTCCATTGTTTGCGTTGTCTTTGGTATTTTGGATCATATGCTGCGAGATCTCTCACTCGCTTGAAAATTTGTGCTGCCCTTGCCTTTACATTCGTGAGGCAATCTTCCTCACAGGTAGATACACTCCCATCTTCTGCATATTTGCGTCCCGAAGAGTGATTGGCATACCGTCTGGCACGAGTGAATCCCATCTCAAGGAATTTCCTTGCCATGTCCATCCCAATGAAATCATCCCGTCGTTTATACTCACAGAACATTTCGTATATTTTATTAGAAGATGTAGTAGCTGCTTCTTCATCTACAAAACGCCAATGAGCACAAATATCGTTAGTATAAGGGCGCACCAGTAGAACCCCTTGCTCCCCTCTTCCAATCCGATAGAGTTTGCGAGTTTCAGTGTCCGTAAAGTCAAGGTCTTCGTAAGGGAGTTCATAACAGAATTCAAGCATAGGGTTCAACCGACGCTCTGCTACCCTAGCACAGGTGTCAATCGAGTGTCAAGCCCATCGTGGTCCAACTACCCAACCAACCAGTGACTTTCTACATCCAGACTTGACTTTTCTCACTCTGTGCATTGTTCTAGCATCAAAGATAATCATTCTACCTTTTGCCTTTGGAGCAGTCATTAACTTGCCAGCATCCAAGAACTGTAACTCACCACCATCGTAATCATCAGGACCAGACAATTGCAATGAGAATGCTAACTTCCTTACATACTCATATTCTGCGAAGGATAGATTAGAAGATTGATTGTACTTAGAACTAGGAATAAAGTTTGGAGTATATTCTGTGTAAAGATGTTGATCTGGATGCCAATGATAATACTGACCCTCATTATACTCAGTGTATTGAAGCATCTCAGTATCAAAAGACGTTATATTAAATCTAAAGTTACGTCTATTTGCTGCTTGGATCCAATACCACATCATTGGTCCAATCCAAACATCAGTTGGAATATAAGAAACCAATGAATCTCTTTTAGCACTAATATGTGCTACTTCTCCATCTGGTTTGAATACAGTACCATCTTTGACAGGATAATCATGTGCTAATTTTATAATTTCATCAACTACAACATCAGGTAGTTTTGTATCAAATTCAACTGCAAATTCTGCCATTAAATGTCCTCAAAATCATATACACACATTGTATCAAATTCTACTCTTTCTATTGCTTTATCAACCCACAGATATTTCAACGTACCATGTTGCATTCTGGGACAGTTATCAACAATGAAATCATGGTTCTCTTGAGTGATGATATTATCAGTCAATAATGCATTATAGAATGCTCTCTTTTTACTGAGATAATGTCTTTCATCTCTTCCCATTACAACATCAGTATTGTCTATTCGATGTGGTGTGTTGTCATGAATATGAATTGAAAATCTATTGTCATCTGTTAGATCAAACCACCACTTTGCATGAAAAAATCCAAAGTGATTAATAACAGATTTTCTGATCTTTTCAAAGTTTTCATACTCTGCAAACTCTTCCATATGCTCAATTTCTTTCGTTCCCATACCCATACTCAAATACTTTGGAGTACCATCAGGAAGAAAATACACAGTGTTACCTGCCATCTTAACACCTTTGTCACGCAATGATGCTAACGCTACTGGTTCTGTGCTCATGTTGAGAATTTCTCTAACTCTAGAGTCATACTCAAATGCAGCAAAAGAAAGTTCATAACCATATACTTCCTCTAAGTTTGGAGTATAAAACTTCTTTATTCCATCAATTTGTTTCCTGGGTATATGAACAAGTGATTCTAGTTGTTTCATTGTCTCCAAACAAGTGTCTGGAATAGATTCACTCGACATAGAAATGTATCTATAGGGTGTCATCTTGGCATAAGAGATCTTCTCTTGTGTTTCCACATCAAAGATATTAAACCCTCTGTGATAATCTTTCTGCATTGTTATACTAGCTCCAGTTTCCAGGCTACAGTCTTTCGCAATCCGCCAAATGTTCTTGTAGGTTCTTCAGCAAAGTGTTTGATTTGACCAGGGAAATATACTGCTTTATTTATTTCTGGGGTGACCCATACTGGTCCATTGTCAAACAAGAAGCATGTCTTACCATTCCATCTAACATCCCATCCAGCGTTAGCATAAAACAAGAAAGTTCTTCCTCTATCATCATTTGCATCTTCATGTGGTTGCCCACCTAATCCATATGTCTGACCATTAGCATAAACTGATAACACTTTAAAATCATCACCAGTTGCTTCACGTATTGGTTGAAGCAAAGTGTCTGTAAAGAGTTTATCTCTTCCAAGATGCATTATCCAAAATGGTGGAGCATTTAGATTTCCATCTCCAGAAATATGTCCGTATCTCCACTGTGGTCTGTCTAGGAAAACATTAATAGATTCACATTGCTCTTCAGAAAACATGTTTCTAAAGATACGAATATCATCTGGACTAAAATTGTGCATATTCTCTTATCAATTGATATCTTGTCCTTTCAAGATCAGCAACAAGTTCCGCATCTCTAAGTTTATCATAGTTTTTGATAATTGTCATTGAAAAGTCATTGACAATCTCTCTAATTCTACTGTCAGAAATCACTGACTCCATCCATAATACCATGACTCGTCTCTCACCAGAAGTAACTTCATTAACTTTGTGATAGACACCAGTTGGATATGCTACACAAGATCCTGCAGGCAATTTGTATTCAATTTCTTTCCCACCAACATTCAATACTAATTCCCCTCCCTCATATTCATCTGGATCGTTGAGAAAGAACGACAGACTATAATCTGTCCTCACTTCATTCATGCAATAAAAATCATTATGATATTGGTAATGCATACCCTCTGTATATCTGAGAAACATAGGGGGACTAGTAACTCTAGGAACTAGAACATAGTTCAATTGTTCAGACTTTTTTATTTGACTATCAGCATACTCGCACAACCTAGTACCATGTACGGGATCTTGTATCTGTTCATTCCATTTTATGGACTTGTCATCAGAACCAGTAGCAGATCCATCCACAAAGTCACAGATTTTATAGTATTCGTTTATGGTATCAAGTTGAGTTTCACTTAAAACTTTTATAGTATAGATCATTATATTATCGATAAATTTAATCTTCGACGTGCAACAACTCCATCCTTAAATCTGGGAAGAATCCCCAAGCGTCGAGAGTATCCATTAGTTCATAATACTTGCGTGTGATTTTTATAGTGTCATCATGTCCTTTATTTACATACTCTAGGACATTCATAATATTGTTTGTAACATAATCAGAAGATGATCTAAAATCTAACTTAGTGAATTGATCATCTGTACCCATATATTCTACTGGATTGCCATCTGCATCCTGACCATTTGGATACATCTTAAAATAATTATTTGGATCAACAGCAAACTTAACTGTTGTTGCAAACTTAAATGCCTCATATCTTGTAGCAAAAGTATCAATATTTGGTAAGAGATCTCTCAAATGCTGCCTCCATGTCTTCCACATTTCCAACTCACCAGGAAACTCTTCTTGATAGTCTGGAAGCATTCTCCAATCAGAGAAGAGGAGCATAGAACGTACTTCAATAGTTTTCTTCACATATTTTGCTTCATAGTAAAACTGATAGTCAATCAGTTTCTTGCTTTCTTCAATGAAGTAAGAAGTTTTCTCATGCTTTTGTACTTCAGCTAGAGAATCAAAGAGTTCATAGATTCTTGTTGCTTCTTCGTTCGATGCTTCTGGATAGTTGTAACTCTTCCAATATTGATTTCCCTCTGAATCGGTGACAATCTTTTTCTTTTGACAGAGATAATCCCCACCCCAGTAAAAGATAAGATACTCGATCTCATCCTTGTTTGGAAGATGCCACTCAGATCCTAAGTTTGGAATGAGAAGATTATCCCAAACATCTTCTTTTAACCAAACGGCTCTATGTGGAGGTCTAACGACTACCTTATCCTTAAAATTTACTTCAAGTTTAACTTCCTTAGAAATTACCTTCTCGTTTTGATTAGTCATTTAGGGAATCTGCAAATACCATCCAGTCAATATGTATTTATCTTGGGTAAAGACTGTGTTACCTTTATGAACGTGTGTCATTCCAGCAGGCCAGATAACTACTGTTCCCTGAGTTGGTCTAATACGTCTTCTTTGATGTAAAAACTCAGTCTCTCCTTCTCCCTCAGGAACGTCATTCAAATAAATTGCCCAAACTAGTTCTCTATTGCAGTGATGATAAGACTGACTCTCATAATGCCAAACATGATACCCACCCTCAGGTTCAGTCTTCTGCATCTTAATATCACTTGAGAACAATTTCAATGACTTAAGTTGAGAATACTTATCAATGTAATGTAATGAACATGCTTGCAAATACTGATTAATACTGGTAGCAACTTCAACATCAGCAGCATTTAAGAGTAGAGATCTATCATCTCTTCCTAGTTTCGATTGTTTAAATTGCTGCTCACCACTCATCATGACAATTGATGATGTGCTAGATAGTTTCTCAAATTCATTAATGACTTTTTCGCACAGATATCTTGGTACGAAATTTTCCCAAACGCCAATAAAATCGTTGAACTCAAACTTTGTGAGTTCCTCATTTTTCATCAACTCAAGAGGTTTAATCGGTTGTAATGCCATTATATTATTTCCAATATAAAATATTTAGTATGCCTTAATTATGAACTTTGATGCAAAGAATGGTTGGATTAAAGGAATAGTTCTGTTTGGTTTTAGTTTAACAGTTGGAATCAATGCCTTCGATGAATCTAATTGGAATGTTCCAATACTAATTCTAGCACCCATTTCTGTATGATTGAATTCTACTTCAGCAGTATTATCTCCACCCATGCCAGCAGTCTTTGCTCCAGGACCATTTGTATTTCCCCATCCATATACTGTTTGTGGATCACCAAAATCAGTATTGGAAATATAGTGTGAGTGAGTCAAGGTTCCACCCTCTGGTGAATACAAAGCAACGTTTCCAGTAGCTTCTTGAACATCCAATGCTCCAAGCCATCTGTTGTCACTGCCACCACTATTATCTAACTGCAAACTACCCTCTGTTGGTGACGCCCACCAGTTTGTATATGAAATACTAAAGTTCCAGTCAGAGAAGTTGGATGATGGTGCATCAGGAACACCAGGCCAATCACTCAAGTTATTGCTACCGTATGATGGATCGTTGTCACCATATACAGCTTGAGCATTCCAGAACAAGAGTCCAGTATTTACATCCAAACTAGTACCACTGAGCATGTCATGAGTATGAGCAGGAATATCAGTTAGAGTATCAACTAGTGGTCCAACAAAAGTAGAGACATTTCCTTGGACATTAAAGTTAATACTACCAGATATACCATCATATCCAGTTGTTGTGACGTTACCAATACTAAAGAATTCACCAGTAGTTCCTGTTCCTGCAACAGAAAGAGCATTAACTTTAATAATTCTAGGATCAGTTCCTGGTTGAGCATCCCACCATGGAGAACTCAATTCATCACCAATAGTATATCCATTACCTTCAGAAAGAACTTCAACAATTCTAATCCTTGTTTCATTATAAAGACTACCATCACCTATCCCAGCAATTGCTTCATATCTAATTTTAACTGTAAATCCACTTCCAGATCCACCAGTCATTTCAATTTCTTCTTCGTAGAAATCTCCTGCTCCAGTCCACCAACTTCCAGCTCTTCTATATCCATAAACAGCAGATACAGGTATTGTTGGATCATATATCTCACCATCTGCTGGATTAAATGCTTGGAAAGACTCCCATGATACAATACCTCCACCAAGACCAGTTCCTTCTTGTTCGACTTGTTCTAGTGGCAATGGTCCGCCTGCATCTACAGTGTCAATATACCAATCACCACCAACAGAACCAACTGTTTGTCCAGAACCAGTTCCAGATAGTCCAGGAGGAGCAAATCTTGTAGGTGCAATAGGAGAGGCAGCAGAGTTTCCATCTACATTACCACTTCCAAACATTCTTCTATTTCTTGTGTCAGGAAGATTGAAGTTTCCAAAGTAAGTAACAGTTTGACCTGAGACAAACTTTTCTCCATCACCACCATATCTGTTTCCAATGACTTCCCATAGATCTGGATAATCATTAACAGATAATTGCTGTCCAGCACATTCAATAAATCCAGGATATCTAGAATCTAACTCACCATCTAATTGTCCCCAGTTACCCTGAGAATCTCTGAAAACATTAATAATAGTTCCAATTGCTAATCCATCCATTTTTGTTCTTGGAGTAGCATTATACCACGTCGATTTATCATTTCCTTCTGGAGATGATGCTAAAGTAGCTACAGTCCAGGTATCCTGAACTCCACCAATACTAACTGTTATAGATGATACTGGACTTCCAAAATTTCCTGTCTGCAATCTCAAACCAACAGGATCTCCTGGTGTATATGAACCAGTATATGGAACACTTTGCCATGTAGCTCCACTATCAAAACTTACCGAATGATTAGTAGCTTGCTGTGCATTTATAGTAATAATTATAGGAGCAGCTGATGTGATTCCAGATGGTATAACAGTATTACTATAAATTAAACTATTTGCAAACTGATTGGTTCTGTCATTAAATGTAAATTGATCAGGTACAGTGTCTCCAGCAGTTCCTGCAGTAACTCTCCAATCATCTGTAAAAGAACTACCAGCTTGTCCAACTTTAACAAATGCAAGTTTGCTCGCATTTGGTTGAGCAGGAGAAGTTGTCCTAACTTGTAAAGTTTCAGTATTTGCAACTTTAGTGTTAGCATCTGGTGTTACCCAAGCACCATCACCAATTTTAACCTCATAATCTGCTGCACTACCACCCTGCTCAGTAATACTAACTAAGGCAGGAGTGTTTATACCAGTAATAGTCTGAACATTACTTTCAATTACTGTGCTGGTAGCAACATCTGCAACATCAATAAAATTAAAAGGATCTGGGTTATCATCGATAACCAAAATAGTCGTTACATTCCAATCTACAATAGCACCAGATCCAACAGTTACGAATGCCGTACTAACAGTATTTACTGTAGAAGAGGAAGACATTCGTATTTGTAAGTCTTGACCGTTTGATATAGTGCCAGTGCTTGAATTAGTATCAACTCCATCGAGAATGATAGATGCAAATTGATTTGCCAATCCATTAATTGTTGCTGTTACACTGATCGGAGCATCTTCTGTAAGACCAGTGATTGTAGCAACGTCACTAATAATATCTGTATCTAATGGTTGCTCATCGACATCAGTAAAATCATATGGATTAGGAATCAACAATGGAGGATCTTTAGTTATAATGCTCCATTGAGAATCAACTGTTTCTCCTACATCTCCCCAAGTTAGAGTTGTAGTTTTTACTGTTGTATATACATCAGCAGACACCATAGAAAGTCCTAATTCGTCTCCAATAACAACAGTTGTTGCAGCTCCTACATTGACACCATTTTTTATGATCTCAGCACCATTGTTAGCATTACATGGAACTTCAATATTAATTCCACTAACTAAAACCGTATCAAGAGTCTGATATACAGTGTTAATATCGGCACCATTTATAGTCTCAAAATTTACTGCTGGGTTTGGATTACCATCTTCACTATCATATGTTAGTGTAACAGATCCAGTTTGACCTGTAGAAGACTGTCCTCCACCAGTACCAACATTAGAAATAGCAATATTGGGTACGATTAATCCAACAATAGGATCGCTGTGATATGAAGGATTATAATAACTTCCTCCACCACTGCCTCCTTGAGCATTCTGGTCATTTGATGGAGTAGCTCCAGAACCACCACCTGGGGTGCCACCACCGCCACCACCACCAGCAGGACCATCTAGAATTGATTGTCTA